TAGAAAATGTTGCAGTTGGTGCTGGTAGTGATGGTATTCATACACAAATTGGTGGATCACCTGTAACCACAACAGAACAATACACTTCAACAAGTTTGGGAACTGTAAATTTATCAACAACTTCAGAATTTACTGATATTACATTTACTATTCGTGGTGGACAGGGTGCTGACTCACAACGAGGACCGAATAGTGGTAATCCAATTGGCGGTGCAGGATCTAAAGGAACAGTAATGATACTTGAATGGCTCAATCCTGAACAAAACACATCATATTCATTTCAGTTACAGGCAGGTGGTGCTGGAAGTAGTTATAGTGGTGCTAATCGTGATGGCACTGGTGGTGCTGGTGGTGCTGGATATGGAAACTCAGCTGGAAAACGTGGTGGTGATGGTGCTACTGATGATGGCGGTGGTGGTGGCGGTGCGTCTGTTGTTCTTTTTGGCAATCAAATAATCGCTGGTTCTGGCGGTGGTGGCGGTGGTGGCGGTGCTCAAACCAGTACGACTTTATATAATGGAAGAAATGGTTATAATGCTACCACATTATATGAACCTAATAGTGGTCAAACTGCAAATGTCCTTTACACAGGTGGTGGAACACCTGGTGGTAACTTCGGTTGCGTAGGTGGAGGAGGAGGCGGTGGAGGTGGTGGTATCTCCATATCCTCTAGTGGTGGAGGTGGACAAGGTGGTGTAGGTGGTGATCCATCTGGTACTGGTGGTGTAGGTGATCATGATGGTGGAGAAGGTGGATATGCTGGAAAATCTGCATATCTTCCATCTTGGTTTAATTTTGTTAATGCTTCTGCAAGTAATAGTGGTGCTGGATCAATAACTATAGAGTATACACAAAGCAATCTTGCATGGTCACCTGGCGGTGGCGGTGGAGGTGGTGGTAGATATGTAAAATATAAAATTGACAAAGATAAATTACCTGGTGCATCGGGTGCTCAAATAACATTTAATAATATTGCTGCTGCTGGAGTTGGTGGTACAAGTAATGGAGAATTACCATTTGCAAGAGTTGGATTTGGTGAAATTACTGGATATGAAGGTGGTGAGGTTAATACATCAATAGGAGATATTGTTGTTGGTGCAAATGAAAGTACAAATATATTTGCATCTGGTGCAGGTAACGGTGCTGGTGGTGGATTTAAACTACCAACTACACAGGTTCCTGAAGTTGAATTTGTAGGTGGTGGTGGTAATGGTGCTGCTGCTACTGCTGTTGTATCTAACGAGAAAGTTACATCTATCACATTGGACAGTGGAGGATCTAATTATACATCCGCACCAGTAGTTCGTATTAAACATGGTGCTGGTACTCGTGCATTTGCTACTGCTACTGTAGATGAAACTACTAAAATAATTACTTCTGTTGCTCTGTCACCATTGAGTACACCTGAAGCATATAATAGTGGATGGGGATATGTCAAGTTAAGTGGCACTGATCTAGTAAGATATATTACTGTAAAAGCAGCAGACACAACCAATGTAAAACGTTTTAATATTAAAGTAGCACGTGGTAATGGTGTAAATGGTGGTAACTTGCCTGAAAATGGTGGTGATGAGTTAAAATTATATTATAATACTGATGGAAGTGATAATTTTTCTAATTTCTTAGGTGTTATAGTTCCAATTCCATCATCAGCAGAAATTAATAGTCAATATGATGGTACTGGTAGTGGTAGTAATCCTACTAATTGGTATTGGTATGGTATGGATTTACCATCTGCTGCACAAAAACCAAATGTGCAATTTAAAATTGTACAGGACAGGAATCCATCTGGTGCAACAAATGATAATTCATCTGATTCAGACCATTATGGTATATGTGATTTCATATATGAATATAAGGAGACAACTGAATTAAAATTCATTGCTGCTGGTGGTAAAATGTCAACAAATATTGATAGATTATCATATGAAGTTGAAGGTGCTGTTGATGGATTTTATACTACAGGTGCTACTGGTAATGATGCTACATTCACAATGACATCACAAGTACAACTTGTACCAGATGCTGCGATTGACCCAGATGAAAACATACCACTCATTGAACCATATCATTTGTGTAAGTACCTTATCAAAGCATTCTAAATAAACAAGGGAACATCTATCTAACATGGCAACACCAGAATTAATATTGCAAGTAGATGCAATACAAAAAACAGTCACTTATAAAAGTGTGACTAAGAATATTACTGACACTTACTGGACTAGTGACATTGTTCCTGTATTGTATCCTTTGTGGGATAGTGATAAGGATAAGTTAGTGTTGTTTGCATGGTATGCAAATGATATTTACATGGCACAGAAACGTAAGTACACCAAGAACTTCAAGACTGATACATTCTATTGGAATGATTATGAGATGGAGGATGTTGGTAGTACTGAAGGTAAGAAAGTATTTGATAAGTTTAAGGAAGCATTCTTCATTGCTGATTCCCTAGAAGAAACTGAATACCAATCAACATTCAGTAAAATATATGTCAAAACTTCTGCTGTTAGTTGGTTGTCTGTTAGATTATCACGTAACTTCTTACTTAGTGAAACTGATTGGGTATTTGTTGAGGACTCTGGTGTCAGTGCTGATGATAAAGAACTATACAAGACATATAGAAAGAAACTAAGAGATCTTCCTAGTGACACTGCAACCACAGATGCTGCTCAAGTTAAGTTCCCCATCAATCCATCATACTATAAGAATGTAATTCTACAAAAGGATGCTAGTGCAGTATATTTGGACACTGCTGATCAGTTTATCGCTCTTGCATCTACATATTTCCAAACGTTTAAGGAAAAGATTACATCTTACTTAATGGTCTCTGGAATAACTGAGGGATTATATAATAAATCATTCCTTGATGATTTATTAAAAGCAGGTGTTGTTTATAACAAAGAAGAGACCGTACCTGATACTACTTTAACACAAGAAGAAAGGGATACAGTCGCTGCTGGTTTAGAAAAGTTACTCAAACAGTTGGATGAGGAGGGAAGTATATGAACGAACTTAATGTTTGGGATACAATTGAAGCATATTGTAAGACCAATGATACATGCTTAATATATTTTGTCAATGATAAAATTAAAACTGCTGACGATACTAAGAAAGCAGAGGTATGGGCATGGTATCAAAATTTTGCTGATGAAGAGGTTTTAATATTGATGAAGACCTTGGGTGATTGGGATATGATTCCTGTCAGTAATGTAGATCAGGCAATTGCCAATGCTACAGCATGGTTTCCAAAGAAAGAGGATTGTCCTGACGAGTATCATCACTGGACATGTCATGTAATGGGTAAGGATGGAGATTTTGAGTATAGGAACGTGGACAGTCCACCGTCCAATTCATAGTACACTTTACAAACTGTCACAAGCACCCACACAGGGTGCTTTTTTATGCTATTGTATAAATGTTGAGAGGATATGTGGTTCTCTAGCCCCAAACCTACTGACTAGTCTGACTTAGAAGCAGACACATGACCGTTGGTAGAAACCTATTACTGCACATGACAGATGGTTGAAAGTGGTGGGGGTTCAGGTGTAAGCGATTCCCTAGAGTTAAATTTGGGCATATAGGTGAAACCTATGTTGATGCCCCACTCCTCTTAACATTATACTATATTAAGACAGTTATGCTCTCTCAATTGAACAAAGACATTGATTACTGCACACGTGTGTTAGGATGCAATGCAGAGCAGACTGATGAACTTATCGGTGCTGCTGAAGCATTAACAGTTAATGCTGAGTATTTTTGTGAAGAATTCATTGTAGCACCTGATGGTGAGAATGCAATGAAGTATCAACGTCCAGACTTTATTGACCTTGACGCATTCAATGCGTATCATGGCATTTATTTTGAGGAGGAAGTATAATGAATGTAATTCTTGAAAGATTCCCATATCGTTTTGTTGAAGACGGTGTTATTGAATTGAATGGTAAACCAGACTATCGTATTCAAAAGTTCAATGAGTATACTAGAAGGTACAATGATATGTACTATCTGGATAATGCAATGCAATTAGATGCATGTTTAGAAGATGCAGAGTACACCAAATGGTTAGATCCTGCTGGTGTTCCATGTTATGTTAAAGATAACGCATCACATGACTAATGTTCTCAACTAAATTTCTTAAATTAGCAGTTGATCGTTCGTTAGGTAAACCAACGGAGAACCAAGGTGAACTGTTTGAAGAACTGTACAATGAGTACATGTATGATTCAAACAGTTCATCTTTACGTGAGCAGATAACTGCTGCTGTTGCTGGTTGCAAGAGTATACCAGGTAAATTAGGCAGAGATGCTATTGATATCAATGGTGTTGAGAAAGAGATTAAACCTAAAAATTATACAGGTAAACGTACTAATGGTAGTGGTTGTTTCAATGACTACACCAGAAATAGATACGTGAGAGATCTTGGTGTTAATTTACCAATTATATCTTCCCTTTTTGTGAGGGGTATGCTAGTATATGTTGTAGAGTTCAAATTTGAAGCAATTGCTAATAGATTAAATGATCAAATTATACGTATATGTGAGGAGCAAGGGAACAGATATGTCCGTTCTTGCTCTTGGACTTATGCTAATTGGATTGATAATCCAGACCTTGTAGTACACTACATAAACAAAGAACTACTCAAAGAACATTACCAGTATGGTGAAGGTGTTGTAGTAAGTCCTTTATATAAAAAACTAATCACTTTATAAGATGCCAGTTTACAGAGATTATGAGATACGTATCAATCTCAATGAATTGATTGAGAAGCGTATTCCATGCTGTGATCTATTACATCCTGACCACTGTTTTACAGAGGATCAGATTACTCAGATTGCACATGATATTAATATGGATCTAGATCTACATCCAATATTTCATCAGATTGATGAGCATATCATGAGATATGTCAATGCTGCTGGTATTGATAATCAAGATCATTGGGTAGAACCACACTTACCAGATTTAGACTAATGGCATTTAAAGACCAAAGATCCATAGATGAACCATCATCATATGAAAAGTGGGATAGAGCAAAGAGTATATTACTTGAGTCACTCTATAAACCTGATCATCATCTTAGATCATGTGCTCATAACCAACATTGTTATGAGGACTTAGAACAAATACGTGATCAAATAGTTGAGTACGTACAGGGGATGACTAATCCTCGTAAGTTTATTGATGAAGGAAAATCTATTCCTACATTACCAGAGTATCCAGTAGACATTGATTCATATGTTGAATCTAAATCATATGAGTATGCTGCTGATATCACGTTGTCAGATATAGCAAAATTCCAACGTGGCAGTTCGCTATGAGCAAGTTCCCATTTAATGTGGGGGATCGTGTAAAGCATGGAGATGACCAAGGGTTCATCACATTCATAGATACCGCCTACTTCACGCTATGCGTAAGAGAATGGGAAGATAAAGATAAGATGCGTGGTGTTGGACAAGTAAATGTTTTAATTTATCGCAATGATTGGAAAAATGTCACAAGACTCTAATACATGGATTAACAAGGTTAAGAAACTAGATGTGTTTGGTTGGTTTGTACTACCATTCTTATATCTTGAGAAGTTTGTTAAACTTGTTGCAAGTGAAGCACTTGATGCCTATACTAAATGGGATCATCAACGATTTAATGATAGTTTGCCTAAAGAATGAAGAATACTATATTATTTGGTGACTGCCGTGATACTATTCCAACAATCACGGAGAGACCACGCATGTGTGTTACATCTCCACCTTACTATGGTCTAAGAGACTATGGTGGTGAGGATAAACAAATAGGTCAAGAGCAGTCACCAGAGGAATATATTGAGAACATGGTGGATGTCTTCCGTAAGGTACGTGATGTACTTGCGGATGATGGTACACTGTGGGTAAATATTGGTGATTCATATTATAATTATAGACCAGGTAAGGGTCAAGCACTGAATAAACAGAGTGTATCAAATACTAAACAAGATCTACCTGATGAGTGTCCACGTAGAGGTAACAAACTAGAAGGATTGAAAGAGAAGGATCTCATTGGTATACCTTGGATGTTAGCGTTCGCATTACGTGCGGATGGTTGGTATTTGAGACAGGATATTATATGGCATAAACCAAATCCAATGCCTGAGAGTGTGCGTGATAGATGCACTAAGTCACATGAATACATATTTTTATTAAGTAAGAGTAAGAAGTATTACTACAACAATGAAGCAATCAAAGAACCAGCAAAAGACTGGGGAACACGTGATAGATCCAAAGGAAAGTATCACAACGAAGGAACAGGACTACAACCACATTCAGGTCTTGCAAAATCATATCCAAAAAAGAATAAACGATCTGTCTGGTCAGTAACTAATAAACCTTACAAGGGTGCTCACTTTGCTTGCTATCCACCTGATCTCATTGAACCTTGCATTCTAGCAGGTAGTGAGGAGGGTGATATAATATTAGATCCGTTCATGGGATCAGGTACTACAGCAATGGTAGCTAAGAAGAATAGTAGAGCATATATTGGATGTGAGTTGCATGAGGAGTATGCCAGTTTACAAACTGACCGTATTTCCACCATTCCCAACAAATTACCCTTATACTAGGTACATACCAATCAAGGATACTCAGAAATCATGACTACACCAAACCTATTTGAGCAAATGTTTGAAACTGTACAATCAGAAGACTTTGGTAGAACATTCTGGTTAGATAAAGATGATGAGTTCTGTTCAGCACCAACTTGTATAGATGGTACAACTGATTGGGATCAGTGGGATTATGTATCTGAGTGGGACATGGAAGGTGTTATCTTTGATAAACTATTTGCTGTTCATAAGGAATTAGTTACCAATGCTGTTACAGAGTACGAACAGATGAGAGCATAGACCAATTAACAAACTGGTACACAGGCGGTTCACACTGCCTGTTTTTCCATTATAATAAGTACATAACAAACAAAGGAACACATGACAACTCAACTAACTGAATTCGCTGAGAAAATGGCATCACCAATCGGATCATATTCTATTGAAGAAGCAGAAGCAGCAGCAAACAGACAGTTATTTGTTGAGTATGTTGAATCATTCTACTTACCAACACATGAAGATGTATTATATCCTATTGAAGGACTAACTAGTCAGAAGATTGAAGATGCACTTGATGTGTACATTGAGAGAATAGAGAAAGGTGATCTAGAGTATGTTCATTACTCATGGGGTGATGGCGATAGTGTAGACAGAGAAAGAGTAAGAGATATTATATTAGAGACAGTTTAAGAACTGTCACACAAGGGGGTTTACATACCCCCTTTTTCCATTATAATTAGTACATAACAAACAAAGGAGCACATGCCTAAAACACTATTCGTTTCAAAAGAAGATCAAGTAGCGAGTAGAGTGGATATATTAGTTGAAGCATTAGAGAAGAATTATTTGTTCAGATACTCAGAATCATCTCGTCCTGTAGAATTTACAGTAGAGACAGGTCGTAAGTATTTGAAAATCAATCAAGATCATGGTGGTGTACACGCATTTGTTGATAAAAAGACAGGTGATGTGTTCAAACCAGCATCATGGAGAGGACCAGCAAAGTATGTACGTTACAATCTATTAGATGAGAAATCATTTACTGATTGCATTACACGTGCAGACTGGGCAGGTGGTTATCTCTACATGAGGTAATCACATGGTCATTACACTATTCTGGGCATATGTCGCATTTGCCTTTTCTATCGGTCTCTATCTTAAACTAACCAAATGAGAAATCTTCCAGCACGAACTAAACTTAAAGTTCAAAAGGCAGCACCTATGATTGTTGCTCACGTTAAAGAACTACTTGAACCACTTGACTATCTGAAGGTGTTAAACTTACAGGATAGTGAGGAGTATAATATCAAGGTTAAGACAAATGCCGAACCATTCTCAGATGAAGAGAGAAAGTTTTGGCGATATCAGTCAAGGTTTACTCTAGAGTTCTGTAAGGCACTTGAACAGTCATTACCTAACAATCTAGCGTTCTTGTCTTATAACCACCTTACAAACGATTTAACGGTGGTTAGACAATGAGTAATATACCACAGAAACGTATAGATGAACTTCTTTCAATGAAAGAATTACTTGAGGATACCATTGAATACTATTGTGATGAACACATGGTATCAGGTGAATGTGCTTGGATCATGGTCAGATCACTTGCAGAAGCAAAACTTAAAGTGGAGTTTCCTGATGAATAATGAATTCAAACAGTATCCAGCACCAGAAGAGGACGCACTACGTTTAAACACAGTGCGTTCAACTCTTGTATTGTGGATAGTAGAGCGTTTTCAGACTCTTCTTGCGGAAGGGAGGGAGGATGATGCATGTTATTTTATGGATGAGTGGTTTGAATGGGTTGATAAAAAATTATACATAAACGAGTCCACTCTATTTTTTGATGAAAATGAAATCAGAGAACTCTATGAATCAATCAAAAATTGATGATGAGTTGAAGAATTTAGCACTTGCGTACATCAAGGCACACAATGCTAAGGATTACACAGGTGCTGAATTAATACTACATGACATTAACAAATTAAAAGAATTAGTTTACAATGACAAGAGCAAAGACTGATAGTAGTTTAAAGAAGAATCTCTCTAAACTCACCACTGTCAAGACTAAACCAACACCAAAACCAGCACGTAAGACTAGGAGCGATAAGAAACCAGTCTTTACTAAGGTTAAATCCGATGCTAAATGGGAACTATCTAATGGCAATGGTAATTGCTCTCGTATGTTCCCTTGGTATCTTGAACCAACTAAGAAGGATGCATTCAACAGATCATGGTTAAGTACATATGATCGTGCATGTGAGCACATACAAAAATTAAAACTTAGACCTGAAGAGTATACACTATGGCAGTTGACTAAACGAAAGTCTTGACATGACATAAATTATAGTGTATAGTATGATTGATAAACAATAGGTTATGACACTTTCTAAACAGGTTACAGAATCACTTGATGATGCAACTGGACACATTCGCAATGCTCTTGCGTTCGCAGCAAGGCATGAGAGAGCGATCACCATCACCGCCATTGGTAAATTGTTACATGATGTTGAGAGTTTGCAAACATTTGACAATTTGCTTGATACAATAGATGAACACGAAGAATCTAACAAATCATGATAACACTCGCAAGCCTCGGAGCTATTTCATTAATGTACACCATATTCGTATTGAGGTATTATGACCCCCATACAGGCATCTAAGAAGATCATCGTCACTGGTGGCAAGCAAAAGGTCACTGAAAACTACGCATTGATGACTAAAAGGTCACGTGCTGGTAAGAATGGAAAGAATATCATGTGTCCTCAATGTGGACATGTCCATCGTATTCACCATCTCTCATGGTCATCACTCACATGTACATCCTGTAAGACAGATGTTGATAAGTATGAGTGGTTAATTGACCAGACTGACACATGGAGAACACCCAAATAAATGGAAGAACGTGTACTTCAACTACTCAGAGATAGATCTTACCGTCTTGGTAATTATACACTATCCTCTGGTAAAGAAACAGATCACTATGTCAACTGTAAACCTGTCACATTAAATGGTGAAGGGTTATACTTGATATCAAATCTAATGTTAAGTCTAATTGATAAAGACTGTCATGCAGTCGCAGGTCTTACGCTAGGTGCTGACCCATTGGTATCAGGTGTTGTAATGGCATGTCATCAACAATGGAGATCACTTGAAGGATTAATCATCCGCAAGGAACCCAAAGGACACGGAACACGTAATCAAATAGAAGGACCAGAATTACCTGAAGGTGCGAACATCACTGTATTAGAGGATGTCACCACCACTGGGCAATCAGCACTGAAGGCAGTATACATTCTACGTGATGCAGGTTACACAGTTGACAGAGTTGTAACAATAGTTGATAGACAAGACTATGATACTCGTGCTATAATGGAACAGGAAGGACTGGATTTCTTCTCACTATTCACAATATCTGATTTGAGCAATGCGAATGAACAATCAAACTAAACTAGTATTTGCACTAGAACATGTAGCACATCTACATGATCTCATAGAAGACAATGAGTGGGAGCATTATTTAAATGAAGCACTAACCACACTTGAGTTTGAACTTGAGCGTCAACTTAAATTAGAATTGGATCGTAAGACACCCTCTAATGAACCAAGAAAACCATTAGTATCAGCAAAGCAAGCAAGGGAGGAGCAAATTGGAATCAAAAGACATTAATAAAGATTGCACTGATGAACTCATGAATTGTACCACTGAATGTGATACTCATGATAAGGAATGTGTTGAAGATTGTATTGAAGAATACCATGACTGTGAACTTCCAGGTGAAAACACAGAAGATGTATATTGGGCAAGTAAAGCATTAGATCA